AAGTGCACTTAGAGCAATCATTGACGTAGCAAGTCAACGTGGAGCATTTAAAGCTAACGAGATGGCTACTGTCGGTGTTACTTACAACAAACTTGAAGCCTTCCTTAATGCTGTAGCAGCACAACAACAGCAAGCTGAAGGTGCTACAACAGAAACAGACGTAGCAGCAGCGGAAGCAGTGGCAACAGGAGAATAATATGCCCGATCTAAAGCATGTTGGTAGACTTAATACTAACAATCGCAAATTGGTCGTAGCGTACAGGGTCATTCCTAATGACCCTGATCACTGCCTAGTAGTACATCCAGAAACACTAGACAGCGATCAGCACGACACACTAATGAAGCTGGTAGAATCAAATACAGGCCAAACTGCATATGAACTTGCCGAAGCAATGATGCGTACTCAGTTACCTGATGGTAGAAACATGTTAACTACGTTTCATACTCAAGGGAAACTAGTAAAACTGCCAACAACGTCAGTTGACTTAGTACCAAATAGCCAAAGTTCTATTAATCTTCGCGAGCTAAACGAACTTGTTGCTCAGCAAAGAGGTGTTACTGTAAATGATCTAGCGTTAGGAGTAACTAGCGCCAAACAGAAAGAAGCCACTGAGCAAGCTGATGTTGCAGAAAACGTAGTTGAAGAACCTGTAGCAGAAACAAGTGATATTCTTACAGACGAGCAACTAGCTGCAAAATATCGTAGCGATGCTGACCGTATGTACAAAGAAGCTAAACGCTTGCGCGAAATGGCCGAGGAACTAGTTCCTACTAAGAAGACTAGGAAAACTAAAACCAGTGCAGAAAAACAAACTTCCTAAAGAGGTCGTAGATAAATGGCCAGAAGTACTCGATGAAGTTGACGTAAATGTTATACCCATCGAGTACATTAAACAAGTAGAAGTTACTTTTGACGATGATAATATTTGGTTAATTGATATTGATCCTGAAAAAGTTGACGAAGAAGCTGCTTATGCTCTAGAAGAAGAACTTGAATCTTTGTTTGCAGACTACGAGGATGTTATTACTAGTGTTAACTTTGTATTGGATATAGACCGTGTTAAAACAGATATAACCAAACGAACTAAACGCTTTCTTAAAAAGAAAAAGTAAATTAGTTAAAAAATACATAAATACTAGTAATAATTAATCCTAGGAGTTAAAAGTATGTCTTTACGTTTAAGACGAGGAACTGATGCAGAAAGAGCAAGTATAGTATTCGCAGAAGGCGAAGTTGTATACACTACTGATACTAAATTAGTATACGTTGGTGACGGTGCTACACCAGGCGGTGTAAATCTAGTAGCAAATGCTTCGTCAGTTGCTCCCAATTCAATTACAATAGAAAAATTAGCAGTATCAGACGGCACTGCTGGTCAAGTACTAAGCACAGACGGTAACGGAACATTATCATTTATTGATTCAATCGGTCTTAGTGCTAATAGCGTAGGAGTTAACGAACTAGACGTAACGCCTGGAACTGACGGACAAGTACTAGGTCTTAACTTACAAGGCGAGCTCGTTTTTGCTGATGTTGTAGTACCGGCTAAATCAGTTAGTGTCGAGCAAATCAATGCAAATCCAGGAAGTGAAGGTCAAGTGTTAAGCATAGACGCACAAGGCGGATTTGTTTTTGCTGATGTATTAGCAACAGTACCGGAAGATTCAGTCGGTGTTCTCGAACTTGAAGTGCAACCAGGGACAGCAGGACAAATACTAAGCATAGATGGATCTGGAAACTTAGCGTTTATTGATGCGCTTACGTCAGTACCGGATGACTCAATCGGGGTTGATCAAATTAATGCTAACCCAGGTCTTGAAGGAGACTTGTTAAGTATTGATGCACAAGGTGGATTAGTGTTTATAGATCCAATACTTGCAATACCTGACAACTCGATCGACATTAGTAAACTTGATGTTGCAGATGGCACTCCTGGGCAAGTACTTACTACTGACGGATTTGGTGCGTTATCGTTTACTAGCATACCTGGTGTAAGCGGTAATATTAATGTTGATAATATTACAGCACTTAGCGTCACAGCTAGTTCATTTGATGGTGATTTAAAAGGTAGCGTGTTTGGCGATGATTCAAGTATAATCATTGATTCTAATAATCGTACAGTATATGCAGATACATTGTTGTCATCTAGATCAGATGGTGATCTTACAAACCCTGTATATGTCGGTGATACAACCGCTCCATCAGGATTACGCATTTTCACAGACACTAATAACAGCATTATTATTCACGGGTTAGTTAATACCGGCGAGGCAGCAAATATTAGACAGTATTCCTCAAGAGGAACTTTTACACAGCCGCAAAGTGTACAAATAGGCGACCAACTTGCAGGCCAATTAGGATTAGCATGGAACGGAACGTCATATGATCCTTGCGGAGGAATGGCTATATTTGCATCTGACATACAAGACAATGAAGTACATGGCGGCGCAGGTTTTGTTATTCCAAAACCTGGAACAGGCGCTACCCAATTTTGGGAATATGTATTTGATGCAACTGGTACATTTACTTCTAATACTGTTAAAGCTACATCAGATATGCAAATTCCGTCTTACGCTGACGCTGCTGCAAGAGATGCTGCAATTACAGCGCCTAGTACAGGATCAATGGTATTACTACTAGATAATGGTGCAGGCGATACTGTAACTACAATCTACGACGGAACATCATGGAGAAGTTTGGCCTGGGTTTAATTACTTTGTAGTTTTTTAATTAAAACTTTAAAGTAATCTTCGGTTACAGACTTTAAGTATAGAGCAGGCTTATCGACCTGCTCTATTAGTTTTTCATACTCGTTATCGCTCATACTCATTGTTTTATTTCTATCTGATAGAATAGGATGAGGCAAACTTGCATTATATAAATTTCCTTTGTATGGAGGGTTATGTAACTTAGCTTCTGCTGCTAGTGCAACTTCTTCTGCTCGCTGGCTCGAATTTATGTCTGTTTCGTCATCTTTAGCCCATTCCCAAAACCTTTTAGGCTCTGGCATATAATACCCGTATTTAGGTGCATCTCTGTCAAAATCGCTCCTATATGTATACTTCATAACTTCACTATCGCTGTACGCAATACTTAAAGGGATTATCCATTTAATATCTATCGGGCAGTCAGGTTTTGATAACCAATCTGCTGTTTCCATAATCGACACAGAGTCTTCATGAGGCAATCCTACAATAAACCCGGCTTGTATATTAACGTTATTTCCCCATATTTCTTTTGCTTTATATAAAGTTTCCTTTAATTTTTCCGGATCACTTCCTTTTCCTATGCGTTTTCCTGCATCGCGATTAAATGTTTCTATACCGAAATAACACTGTGCTAGTCCCATTTCTTTTAGCATCGGCAATTGCTCTGGGAACGCTGCTAGCAAATCTAAACGCAAATAGCACCAAAACGATATTTTAAATGATAATCTTCGAGTAACATTTAAAAATAATTGCATCTTTGCTGTACTATCATTAAACGTGTCGTCGATTATAAAATAACGAGTTGTGCCATATAGATCATAGTTGCGTTGTAATTCTTCGACAAGTACATCTTCTTCTTTAACGTAGTCATTGATATTTTTTTGACCAATTAAGGGGTAAGAGCAGAACTTGCATTTAAATCTGCATCCTCTGCCTACCTCCAAAGATAACGGCTCTTGTGGTTGTAATAGATCGTATTCTGTATATTGAGTTTGACTTAATTTAAAGTCCCAGACAGGAGCATTGGCTTTTTGATCGTGGTCAATAACTTTGTTCCATATGCGCTTTGGTGCTTTTCCACTTAAACTATCTAAAAAATCTATTACCATTGTTTCTGCAAATCCGACAAACATATAATCTATCATTTTCATGTCTAGATACATTCCGATTTTCGTTCCGCCTAAGCAAAGTTTAACATTAGAATTCTTCTGTTTAATATACCCAAACCATTTTTCTACATCGTTTTTTACAATAGCAGTTGACATTTTATCAGCAAATAAATCACTCTCTCCTGCTAAATGCTCGTCTACTCCTTCTTTTTCAATTTCTCTACCCGGATCGTGCATTCCTATTTCATCTCCGGCGCCAAGTAATGTGTACCTAAAAGGCAACCAAGTTGCAGATATACCAACCATTAAAGTGTTGTCTCCTACTGCATGGTCCATTATTTCTTTAAAAATATCGTATGTTAATGCAGAAATAAAATCTATAACAAGAACAGAGTACCCGTGTTCTCTCATGTGAGAAGCTAATCTATGTGCCCCGTAACCTCGGGTGCGTGTAGCAAACTCAGGAGTATCAGTAAACATTATTACGTTAAACATTATTTTCCTTTTAACTTTTTAAATAGTTTATCAAAGTAGTCTCGATTAACTGTTTCGTAATATAATTCTGTGAAGTCTATCGTGTTCAATATGTTTTGGTATTCTTCTGCTGTCATATCGAGAGTTTTTTCTCTATCGCACAATCGAGCATCGTTAAACGAGCTTACATAAAAGTCTCCTTGACGCAGTCTTTGATAGGGTTTAAGTTCTGCTGTACTTTCTTCGGCTATTTGCGCTGCTTCATAAAAATTTTTAATGTCAGTGTCGTCGTCTTTTTCCCAATATAATAAACTATCTAAATCATTGTTGTTTAATGGAAAATTATAACCAAATTTTTCATAGTTTTCGTCAAACCAGCTAGTAGGGAACCATTGATTTCGTTCTGTCTTTTTAACAATGTTTAATGGATAACAAGTCGATATATCCAAAGGACAGTCGTCGCGTTTTAACCAATCAACAGTACTTTGCCAAGAAGCTCTAGTTTCATGAGGAAGTCCTATCATAAATCCACCTTCCATCCAAACACGATCTCCCCATACTTCTTTTGCTTTATATAGAGTATCTTTTCGCTTAGATGCTGGCATTCCTTTACCGATTGTTCTAGAACTTAGATCGTTAAAAGTTTCTAATCCAAAGAATGTTTCAGCTACACCTAGTTCTTTCATTAGTTCCATTTGTTCGGGCTTTGCAGCTAATAAGTCAACTCTTGTATAACACCAAAACTTAATTTTAAAAGGCAAATCGCGCATTACATTGTAGAGCATTTCTAACTTTTCTGTACTATCATTAAAAGTATCATCTACAATAAAATATTTTGTAGTGCCCCATAATTCATAATTTTTTTGTAGCTCGTCTTTGATAACTTCAGGAAATTTTAAGTAATCATTAACATTCTTCTGTCCTATCAAAGGAAAATTACAAAAAGCACATTTAAATCTACATCCTCGACCTACTTCCAAATTAAGTGTTTCTTGTGGCTGTATAAAATCCCAATCAGTGTACCGGGTTTGACTTTTTCTAAAATCCCAGGACGGATTATGAGCTTTACGGTCATAATCTATCATTGTATTAAATATTCTTCTTGGACCTTTACCGCTCAGACTGTTTAAATAATCAATAGTCATAGTTTCGGCAATGCCGAAAATAAAATTATCTACGTGTGGTAAATCCATATAAAAGTCTGTTTTAGCTCCTCCTAACACAATCTTAACATTAGGATTAAGTGATTTAGGGTACAATAACCATTCGTCAACCTCGGCGTTTCCAAATTTTGCTACCATGTTTTCGGTGCGCCAATTATGCTTTTCTTCTTTATTACTGTTAAATTTGTTTTCTTCGCCTATATCGTGCCCAGGAATTTCGTTTGTATAACCTTCTTGATCAGGTAATCGATACGGCAACCAAGTAGTCGAAAACCCTATCATTAGTGTCTCAGGACCAACAGAAAGGTTTAACAACTCTTTATACTTGTCAAAAGTAAGTGCTGAACTAAAATCTACAACTAAACAAGTGTACCCGTTGGCTCGTATTTCCGAGGCAATTCTATGAACGCCGTAGCCACGAATTCTATGATGGGGATATGGTGCATCGGTAAATAAGATAACTTGAAACATGTGTATATTTAATGAATAAGTTTAATAAAGTAATTGCTTTTGGCGATAGCCATGTAGCTGGATGCGAACTGTCGTCCGAATCAAGTCTTGACGATTACTTGTCAGGTAAGCTAACATTAGAAGAAGCAGACGCTCCAGGAAAAATGTTAGCGTTTCCTCAAAAGTTAGCAGACAAATTAAATTTACCATGCGAAAATTATGCATTAACTGGCGGAAGTAACGATAGAAGCTTACGAAAATTAATCGAAATGATAGATAGTAACTCTTTGGTTATTTTTGGCTATACTAGTCCTGACCGTAAAGAGTTTTACTATCCAGACAAAGGTCTTTACTTAGGAAGAGATAACGACAATTTTATACAAGCAGGCATTCAATGGACAGGAGCTATAGATATTGCTTCTAAAAAAAGTAATATGGTTCATCCGTTTAACAAGGTATTTTTAAAGACTATGCAACGGTCTTATGACAATGTTAAAGACATATATGTATGTGTAGACAGTATCTGTAAAGCACACAGAGCGCACGTATTGCATTTAAATATGACAGCTAACTCATATGACTTTACAGATACTATAGACGGATACAGCAGCTATTTAAGCTGGTGTAAGGATCAAAACTTTAAGCAGTTACCGTTCCTTCATTACGGCATTGATGCTCATACAAAACTATCAGAGATTTTATATGACAAAATTTTGGGGCTATCATCTAATTCTTGATTGTGCAAATTGTAGCAATATTACAGATAAAGACCATATTAAAAAGTTTGTTTTAGATACCATTGACTCTATCGATATGGTTGCACACGGAGATATGCAAATAGAGTATCTATTAGACGGAACTGATAATGAAGGATACAGTGTGCTACAAATGATTACTACAAGTAACTTAACTGCTCATTTTGTAACTAAAAGCAACGAAGGATATATAGACGTGTTTAGCTGCAAACCTTTTGATAAAGAAATAGTTATTAGTAAAATAAATCAATACTTTTCGCCGTCGAATATAAACGAAACATTCTTAAGAAGACTTGCTAGACCTTAGAGCATCTCTTGATACAAAAGTATATTCTAACGGAACAGTATCGATTAATGTTTTATTTTCATTAATAGCTGCATCTCTCAGCATTACTTGATGTAAAAAGTTTGTTATTGGTTTTCCAGGAACAAAATCGCACCATGGACCGCATTTTAGTTCTTCCATGTCGATTGTTTTAGGATCACTCCATTGTATAATTCGATGTGTTATTCCGTTAATATTAACCATGTAATGATAGATGTTATCATCTCCTGGAATTTTTTCCCAAGACCAACCTTGTTTATCAACAATGGCTTTAATTTCGTTAACATTATCGCTTAAAAATACTCTCGGCTCGTCTGGATTTCTCCCAATATCACTTCCTGCTCTAATTCTATATTGTATTGCAGAATCTCCCAATTCTTGTATTTCATTTAGAATAAAGGGCAAATGATCGTAGCTTTCAATAGTATATCCGATATAATAAATTATTAAACCTACTTCTTTACAATTTTTAATACCTTCCAATTGTTTACGATGCACAACCTCGCCTTGATATGAAGGATGATTCAACCCTATCATAACAGCTCTACAACCTGCGTTATAAATTTCTTCTACAAAAGATTTGTTACTAAACTTTACACCGTTTGTAAGAATAGTTATATCCTGATGGGTGCGATCATTATCTAATTGATATTGTTTTATTTTTTTAATTAATTCTGGAAGATCTTTTCTAACCGTAGGTTCTGCACCTGCTAAAATAACTCCGCCTGCGTCTTTAGGCCAAGATTGTATTTGTGAAAATATCAAATCAATAGGTTTATCAGTAGACTTGTTTTCTGGTTCATGATAGCAGTGTGGGCAATTTAAGTTACACCTGTCAGTAACTTCTATCATAATACTATTAGGAATATCATACGCATGTACATTGTAATTTAGACTATTATAAAACTCAGAATCACGTTCTATCATGTACTCAAAAGTTCCGTGCTGAAGGCAAGTTTTGTTCATCCAAATGCTGCCGTCTCTTTCAAAAACGTTTGCAGTAACATGCCGATAACATATTTCGCATAAACTTATTGTATTTTTTATTTCCATCTACCGTGTTTCTCCAGTTCTTCGTAAAATTTGTCTACATTTAACTTCCAAACTGTCTGTATAGCGCCTCTGTATTCGATCTCTCCGCAGTTTGTAACTTGTCCTGATTTTTCCATTGAAGGAAAGTATATAGTGTGTACTAATCGTTGAGATCCTGCTTCTAAGTTGTTAGACGTTATATATAAATTATTGTTTCTTCCTGCCCACTCTATACAAGCTGGAATAAGAAATTGTCCTGTAGCATGTTGATGTGTAATTATTTGATTGCGTGTTCGCAAACTTATTGTATCTATTTCATCTGTGAATATGCATGTACGGGCAGCAATGCGGTACGAGTTTGCCCCCATTTCCGGAAACGAGTGTGCTGCCACACTTCCAACTGGCTTATTATTGTAATATAGAATCCACGTCTCGCTCTCTTCTTCATTACGAAAGCAGTCTTTAAGCCAAAAACGACTAGAATTATTTACGTAACCTTTTGCTTTTGCCTTTTCGTAAAACTCTTCTAAGTCTAAATCATCTGAAAATGGCACTATCTCAAACATTTAATGCTGCCTCTATAAACTCTTCAGGGTAGTTTGTTCTAAAACTGTTCCAACAAAGTTTATCCATTAAGTCCCAAGATTGCGGAGTATTCCAGTCTATACAAAGTGCTTCTAAGTGTTGTTTCATTTTTTCTTTTCTATTACTTGACAAGTGACTTTCAACTTCAGCAATGCTAACCCAGGGCTCTGACTTATGATAGGTAAAAAAGTAATTCATGCTTTTTAATCTACCGTTAACTACAAAATAACTACTAGGATGCATACTATATTTGTGTAACCCTAAGCTTTTATGCGCTTTTAAAATTTCTATCATTTGGTCTTGCCAGTTGGGCAATACAGAGTCATAGTTATCTATTGAGCATTTTGCGCTATTCCAAAAATCGGGTCCGTCTATTTCTAAAAATATTTTGTAATCCTTTGCAGAAACTGTAAATTTAGGAATTAACTCAGGATAATACTTTTTCATTAATTCTAAGTATTGAACTTCTCGTCTAAACTTTTCGTCCATTAATTTAGGATCGATAACTTCATTTTGTCCGCCGTGATAAATTCCATCGTTATAATACCACTGACAGAAAGTTTTTTTATCTTTAGACATTAGACTAGTGTATACTAGATTATTTCTAGTGTTGTCTATGTTGTAATAGTATTCAAAATTGCTATGCATACGGATATTTACCGAATAAGTATTAGTATGATTAAAGGAATTGGAAACAAACTGTATTTTGACTTAGAGCAGTATCTTGACATGGATACGTTCGATAAGCTGCAACCAGAAATATATAGCGGGTTTGCTCTAGCAAGAGAGTATGCTAAAGAAGGTACCTGGATGGAGCCTGGATTTACATTTGACGATATGAGTTATAAAGTAAATTGGACTCCAATATATGCTGCAATGCAGCAGTTTATGTCTTTGCCAGACGACGACCCTATTAAAGTAGAAGGTATGAAACTTTGGCCTACTGACTTTAAAGACTATAAGCAAAGAAATTTATTTACACGCTATCTTAAAATGGCAATAGGAGCATACGATCCTTACATTTACTACTTTCTATGGGAAGAAGGAGACTGGGACGACCGACCAGGAGAGCGGCAACTCACAGAAGAAGCAGCATACTTTCCAGGAGTAGTAGACTGGGTTCTTAAATTAAAGGAGCAGAATATATTTGAACACATCGGGCGTGTTATTTTCTTTCATTGTGAACACGACGGATTGCCATTCGAACATAGAGACTTAGATGCTAAGAATGGATTAAATGTTGCTATGCCGCATCGTAATGAATTTATACACATACGCCCTGATACTCGAAATCAGTTTTATCTGTGGGATCCGGAAAAGAAAATGAAATACGGATTAAACACTAGAGCTGCATGGTGGAACGATCAGGATTGGCACGGAGGCAATCGTGTTATGGCACAAACATACGGACTGCGCATCGACGGTAAGTTTACAGAAGATTTTCGTAAAACCTTAGGAATAAGCCACCTTGAATACTATTAATCACGGTATCTTTAATTTACATATTAATAATAATATTGCAGTAATGGATTTCAATCCGGAAGGCACAAGGTATCCGGTTGAATTAGTAAATGATTGTTTTCAAAGAGAATTAGCATACTTGGACAAATTAAAAAAATATCAGTGGGCTCCCGAAGTATTAGACATTGATATTTCTAATAGATCTTTATCGTTTTTATGGTACAATAACACCTGCGAAGATTTTGTTCCAAAGGATTATAAAGAACAATTACTACAAATAACAAAAGAATTTCATAAAGAAGAATTAATAAAGCCCAATCTTTATACAAAATATTTTTATACAGATCCTAAAGGAATTATGCACACGTATGCATTTTACAGTACAAGTGATTATGCAGAGCAGCCAATTAATATAAAGTTCTATAGCCCTATATTAAATCAAACTAGAAAAGAATTAGTAGACACTCTAACCCAAAATGATTTTCTCGACATGCGTGTTTTATTAGAGCAAGCATACACTAATTATATTAAGTGGCCGGATGATCCATTACCATTAATTTATGAAAAAACATATTTAGAAAGCCATTGAGCGTTATTCATTCTAGTTGAGCTAATTAATCTATGTTTATTTTCTAAATTTGTAAAGTATAACTTTGCAAGTTCGTATGTTGTATCTTCTTTTAAATTATACCAAGATTTTGTATCTATTCCTAGATAAGTTGCTAATTGTGCCCACATATATTGCGGAAACATTGTATATCCTTGCAGTGCAGCATTCATTGTGTTAAATTTACTTTTGTATTTTTCATATATTAGATCTTGGTGCGACTCTTTCTTGCCTAATTCTGACATAGTTTTCCAAAAGTCGTTAGTGTTTCGATTACTCATAGTATAGTGAACTAGAATAAAATCAGCAATATCGTCTATACCGTATGTAACTATTTCATTAAACTTAGTGTAATCTAATATTCCAGACTCTTTACTGCTGTCAATTGTTTCTGCTAATCTAATAATGCTATTAATAATAGTATAAAGCGCATTTGCTTCCATAGGTTCTACAAATCCGCAACTTAAACCAATAGCAACAGTATTGCCCTTAGCTGCATATTCTAGGCGTTCGGGCGTCCATTTAATTAATCTCGGCTCTTGCATACGATTTTTTGTATTTGCCAAATAATCTTGTAGTGCAACTTCGTCACTAGTAAAATCGCTACTGAAACAATAGCCGCTGCCCATACGATGATTTAAGCCAATCTTAAATATCCAACCGTGATCTTGAGCAATAGATTGTGTATAGTTAACTAGTTCTTGTTCTTTGTTAGAATAATCTAACGGACACACCCAGGCACTGTCAACAGGATTATTATTGTATAGTTTTGTTTTCCAACCTAGCGCCTTTGTTAAAACTCTATTAAAGCCCGTAGCATCTAAAAATAAATCAGCTGTGACTTCATTCCCGTCATCTAATACCACATGTTTTATGTTATCTCCGTCAACAACAATGTTAACTACTTTTTGTTTAATGTGTTTTACATTATTTTTTAAAGCAACGTTGTCTCTTAAAAAATCTGCTGCTTTTTCTGCGTCGATATGTTGTGCTCCGCTAAACGGAACATTTAATAATCTTGTATTTCCGTCAAACGGAGAAACATTTTTTTCCATGTAATAAAATTGACTATTAAAATACTTGTCAAACTTATCAATATGTCCGTCATTATACAATTTTAAAAGATAATCGCTACTTAAATCGTCTCCATCGATACTGTATACTTGCTCAATAGAATACGGCTTATCAATATCTTTATACAATAGTGTAGGATTAGTAGGATATGAAAAACTAAAATACTCGTAGTCACTACCAGTGTGCCAATTAACAAATTTGTTAGCCCATTTATATACACTACCAGTTTCTTTCATCCACGTATGCGTGTCGATCCCTAAATCTGTAAAAAACTGCGCAACATGGGGAGTTACACTTTCTCCGACGCCAATTCGTGGAATGTTAGGACTCTCTACAACTGTAATAGTAAAATTACTAAAACGTTTTGAAAAATACGATGCTGCCATCCATCCGGCTGTGCCTCCGCCAATAATCGCTATGTTCATTTGATTCCTCTATAAATATGTGCATGTCACATTTTACTTATTTAGATTTTCCGGAAATTCCTGAGGAACTGATTGAGCAAATTCTATACTATACAGAAAACCCTATCAGTAATTTTCACGATACTGATCAATTTTTAGAGTATGTACAAAACAACTCTAGAGATAGTTTAAATATTGCTGCTGATCCTGGTATTGTCGAAGCTATTACAGGATTAGAAATAGACTGGAATAAGTCTTTAGGGTACCCTATTTCAGAAGCAACAAAGCATTTTAAAAACCTAGCACAATTTGATTTTTTAGGCGTGAACGAAGATCTTGATAAGTGGGTTCGAGAAAATATTAGTCGCGATGTAGCATATGTAAGTATACAGTCAATGTATGGAGGGACTACTATCACTCCTCATGTAGACGAAATGCGTAAGTATGCGTTCAATTATGTTATCGAAACAGGTGGAGAATCTCGCACAGTATTCTATAAGCCTAAACAAGAATTTGAACATTTAACAGCATATCCTCAAACTATATTTCCTTATGAGAAATTAGACGTTATCGAAGATATACAAATTGAACCTTTTAGATGGCACAGTTTAGACACTAGTACTATACACAGTGTTGAAAATCTTGATCCGTTGAAAAAAAGAATATCACTATCGTTGAGCTTCCTATGACTTCAAAAGCAATGTTTCCGTATGCGTTTAACAACGATTTGTCAAACGTAAGAACTATTAACCAATACGAAGAATTTGGTTTTTGCGAAAATGAAAAATCTTATATAGATTTGAGTATGGGCAACTGCGGTTGCTTTACCTTAGGGTTTAAACGCAAAGATTTAGTTAATAAAGTTACTACTAGAATGAACGAATTGCCGTTTTGCAGTGGCGAGTTTTTAACTACAAATGATTCTGTACAGGAACTTGCTACAAAACTTTACAATTTGAGCGGCGGATACCGAAGTATCTTTAGTTTGTCAGGAAGCGATGCTATCGAAGGTGCTGTACGTGTAGCACAGTTATATCACATTGGTAAGGAACAAAAACGATCTACTATTATAGGATTTGATAACAGCTATCATGGCAGTACATATTTAAGTTCAAGTGTTGCTGATACTCGAGATATGCACGAATTATACGGTCGTGTTAGATCTTGTATCACTTTATCCCGCACTTTAGAGGACCTAGATAGAGACTGGAGCGATACTGCATGTGTTGTTATTGAAACTAGTAGTTGGCAAGACGGCCTTAAACCTATTAGTAAAGAGTTTTGGTCTAAACTAAGACAAGTATGCACAGACAACGATGTTGTTTTAATTGTTGACGATATTGCAATGTGCGGAGGTAAGACTGGAAATTTCTTTGGGTGGAAGGACGAGAACAACAACACTATTATCCAACCTGATATTTTTACGTTAGGTAAAGGGTTTACCGCAGGATATTTTCCACTAAGTGCAACACTTGTAGGAGAAAACATCTTTAATGTTGTACAACATATACCATTAGTTCACGGATTTACTTATAGTTTTAGTTTGAGCGGAATTTATAGTGTGTTAGAATATATAGACATATTAGAAAAAGAAAATATTTTAGCTAATTATCCTAATATAAAAAATAGTGCAGACGATATTTTTTATTCTTTACAAACTAGTGGAATTATTAACAGCTACAATTCTCACGGATTAGTTTATAACTTAAATCTAATTAATAACAATTATAGAGATAATCAAGAAACTATAGAGAGCCACTTTAAGAAATTTGGCCTGAGTAGCGGAATGTGGAACGAAGCCGGTGACGGACTTTTAATCATAGTACCGATTACTGCCGATGAGAATTATTTTAAATCATTACATACAAGATTGTATGAGGCATTAACCTCATACAATAGTTCTACAGACGCCGTTACGGACTAAATCTAAAGTTAAGCAATGTACTCCACCTTCCCAAAAGAAACTATGTCGTTGCGGCACAACATGACAATTGATGCCTCTGCGTTCCATTAGTTTAAAAATACGGGGCTGCTCATTTGTAAATAATATGTTATTTTTGTCTAATACTAATACGTTTGTATCGAAAAAGCATTCTTGTGAATATCCTTTCCAGCCGTTAAGCCATTTGTCTAACCATTCTACACTATACTTGCCAGCAGTACTTGTATAGTCGTTAAAAAATTTCTGATCATCAAACGGATCGAAGTAATCATATAATTCGATAATTTCTTTATCTTGCAATACTGAGGGTACCCAGCTTCGATTGACACAAAAAACTACTTCGTCATCTGTCATAAACCATCCATGATCTATGTGTCCGTAACCATGTTGATGTGTTTCTGTATTACTGATAATATTAATATTAGGTAAGTTCCTTGTCATCCAACTTAGGCCATTTTGATTTCCAGGTCCTAACGTGTTAGTAATAAGAGCATCACCGAGTTTATACATTGTTGCAGTATGCCATAGCAAACGGTCTTTTAGCGTAGAGTTATATATTTCTTCGCCTTTAATCCACCATTTTTCTGTTTCAGCTAAATCTTGTAATATCGGAGGCGGCATACTGATCCAATTTTTACCGTTATCAAACTGTTCCTTAAAAATATGGTAATACGCAGAACTATCTAAATATCTATCAACCATGCTAGTATATGTTTGAATGATTGTATCATTATATGCCAAATATTGATCTCGAGGCACTATAGGACTTGCTGGATTAGGTATTATAAAATTTCCTAAATCGATTTGATTATTAAACTTTGTAGGGATAGGTCTATGCACTTTTATATCTAATTTAGTTAGATAATCGCTGAGATTTTGAAGATCCTCTTTAGTTTCTTCTAATATTAAATTAAATTTAGGTTTAACTTTTTCATCAAGAAACCAGTCAAAATCACCCGGGTCATTACAGTCTCCTACAATAACCTCCTTCAAAGGATCGTATTCAGTCCAGCATGTCATGTATTTAAAATCTCCATTAGATACTCTTCGTCCCAAAATTTATAATAATCAGTGCGAGCTAATTTTTGCCTAGCTGCATTTAACTTTTCTCTATATTGACATAATATTAAGTTTCTGTTTCCATTACTAGTCAATACTCCGTTAATATATGTTTTCCGGTCTTTAGGATCAGGTAAGAATACTAAATTAGGAAACATTTTGTTATATTCTTGCGCTATTTTGATTACAGTGTCTTCGTCATAGTCCGGGAGTACATATATTATTAATTCGAAATCCCACGGCGGAGGGTCTATATCTGAACCGTCTGTATATTCAACAGTATAAGATGCATTACTAGAAAAAGGACAAATTGGAAAATTTCCTAGTTGCTCTTTCGGAGTAGAGAGTGTCTCTACCCATTCTTTAATTTTGGTATCCTCTAACAAATGGATCTACTCCTATCCTATCACTTTGATCATTATATTTTCCAGGCTCCATTCCTATTAGTTCTCTACGAAGATCCATAATCATAACTAAACGCCATTCATTAGTATAATTATGTGCACTATGTAAATACTGATTGTTAAACCCCATTAGTTGATCCCAAGTAACTTCTTCGTTATCTACTTCTAAAAATACGTCACCTTTGGGGATTATTAACGGTAAGTGTACTCTTAAATATAGACCATCAATATTTTCTGGACCAACGTGTCTTTGCAAAATACTGCGAGGACCTAATCCGCTATAAACTAAACCATAACATGCATCGCTAAATTCATCTAATAATGCCATAGCTGTAGGGAACTTTTTCGCATCTTCTTCGCTAGCATATTCATCTAATTCTACTTTGCCGTTCAATTCTACTTTGTTTCTTAAAAGTGTACTTCTCCAAACGTCAAATGTTGGATTCCACTTGCGTGTAATCGGATCTTGTTGTACTAAGAACTTTTTAGCTTCTTCTAACGATACATTTAAATACTGCGGCTGTATACTGTTAATTGTATTAGCCATTATAGCATCTTCTAAATTGTCAAAGCCTTTCATAAAATCATTTATTAAACCTTCTCTATACTTTAACAACTTATGAGCTATAGGTATTTCTTCGCCTATCCAAATCTTTTTTTCCATTGAATTTCCTTAATACGCATTCAGAACAGTCATACTTGATATAAAATTTCTTCCGTTCCAGCTTTCGATAATAAAATTTACGGTCTTAACTAAGTCATCTACTGTAATAATACTATTTGTTTCTATTACTCTATTATATAGTTCTAACCCATTCTGTTCTTCAGTATCATACGGATTATAAAATTTTGTATCTACAACACCTGGCATAATGACGCTTGCTTTACACAATCCGTCGTTATGATTGACTTCCCAACTAGCACGATTAATAGCATATTTTTCCTTTGCATAATTTTCTAAATGTGGGAAAACTTTCTTAATTTCTAGTAAAGGCTCTGCTGCAATACTACTTGTACTAATTATTAAATACTTATGATTTTTATGACGTTGCGCCCAGGCTGTTACTAGCTCACTTTGTTTGTAATAACTATACGCATTGTTTATAAAAATTTCACAATCGTCGGTTTCGTCTAAAATTCTATCGTAGTCATTAATATCATATCCGTTTTCAAGACTAAAGCCTTTAACGTTGTAAGATTTAGAAAAAAAGTTATATAAGCCTTTGCCTATACCCCTAGTATGTCCTGTTATAGCTATTTTTTTCATTGCCAGTCGCCGTTCATGTGCCATGTTGGGCATTGTAATTCGTTAGTTTTAATTAATTGCATTTCGCTTGCAGAAGCAATATGATGATTGCGCAACGGCAAATCTACAAAGTTATCAGACGCTCTTTGGGAGAAAACAATGCAAGCACTAGGCAAAAACTCTGCAATTTTAGAAATTAAAAAATTCTCATTTTCAACACGGGTTCGTACTGAAACAAACGGTGCTGTTGGATCATAATTAAAAATATTGCTTAAATGTATTACTGTATTTGATTTGTTGCTTAACCAGGCTTCAACCGGTAATGATCTATTAAGTACTAGATCAGCATGTGTAAATTTAAATGTTACTTTATTTTTAATATCTTTCCAAAGATCTAACCATTGAGTATTTTTTTGCAAGAAATTGATCCAATGTTCTTCTAACGATGATATAGGGATAGCAATACGTTGCTGAATGTCAATATTTAAAAATTTGCATCGTTCGTTAATATAATTTTTAATAAATGTAGGATAATCTCGGCCGTCCCATTTTACTATTTCTTGCATACACTCTAATGCAAATAAATTATTATCAACAAAATTTACTGTAGTTTCGCTAGTGTAACCGTTTTGTGTTAAATAATCGATCCAGTTTAAACCGCTTGCTTGTACAACTAACTGATTAATATTGCCATTGTTAAAATAAGCAGGAGTTTCAGTATTAAATGGATAGAATAGTGCTTGACTGCTTACAACTTGTTTACCGTATAAATATTCCTGAGCTTTTCGAAACGCTGGAATATAGTCAGGATAATAAAACTTTTTATTGTTCCTAATATCTTCTTGAAACACTAATATCGGTAAGTTTTTTTCTAATGCTTCTGAAATAATATTCCAGCCGTGCCATTTATGAGCATATACACGAGTTTCAGTTCCTGGAGCGATCCATACTGGAGTATAATCATCGTGAATATTTTCTTCACTACGCAGAGGTACTACTTGCTCATGGTAATCGTAATACGACGATTTACCAATAATTGGCGATCCTATATCTCTGTACATTTCAATATTAATAATATAACATTGTTCATGTAGCTGGTAATAGCCTTCTCCTCTATCTGGAATATGCCCTTGTATAAAGTAGTCAAGTTTTACTGCATGTTCTAAAGCTTCAAAAAACGCACTACCATTAATAAATTCAGTTCCTGTAGAAAGTACAACTGCATGTTTATAGTTATCAGAAACTGCTCTAGTTAACAATGCTTCCTCGTTTACACCTTGTAAGACAGTATATCCCTTCCCTACAATATTTGACAAAACAAAGTCAGATAAATTCTTAATTACTTCTCGTGTCCAGTCGTCTGTGATTGTATGAGTGTAATCTACCATACAAAACACTATTTCTTCATTTCTGGATTTAAACTCTATTACGTTCATAACTTTCCACTAACATTTTACAAAATTGTTCTTTACGATTGCCTAAAATAATGTTTGCTATAAGATGTATCCTGTCATTATTAGACTTGTTTACGACCATGTGATTTCTTGCTACATTAACTAAAAATACTTTTCCTGGAGAAAATGGAACTGTTCCACAATCTTCAATAATCATTTCACAGTGGTCAGGGTGGACTATTGCAACATTTATAGGCAGTATACCGTCTAGAGGATTAAAGCCGTCAGGTATATCGTTATACCCGTCATTGTGAACGCTTATAACTCCGCCAGCAGCTAGCTTCATATATCGAATACGTGTAAATCTTTCACACGGAAAGTTTTTCCAATATCTTACTGTTTCCGGATGGAAGTTAGCAACGTCTGTAAACGTATACGGAGCATTAAATTCATCTAGACCGTAACTATCTGCTGTAGCAACTTTGTCCTCGCCTAATCCATGTAAGCAAACACTACTCCACCCCTGGTGTTTTTCATGACCTCTGTGCTTATAATACTTTGTATAGTTTACTTCCAGTGGGTGCTGATTGTCAAGTTCTAACCAACCAATATGTTGCTGTTGCATAATCCATTTTGCTTGCTCAACAACTGAACCGTCAGGCAATGGGTCTAAATTAAAGGATTTATCCTTGTTAAGTTTGTAAAACTGTAGATCTAAACTGTCCATTTACTAAATAGTTCCTTCGCTTCATTAATAGTAAGACCGTCATTTGGTCTGTCTTTAAAACTAAGATCGCAGCTTATTACCCATCGCGGTTCCCAGACGCTATTAGTTACGTTATGAGGAATTCCTGTCTGTACAACAGTAGGCCACTTAACTGTTTGACTATGTAAGTGATTTAAGTCTTTAGGATGATATTGAGTATACGGAGTTCCGGCCTGAGTGTTAGTTTCTTCAAACGGTGATCTTCCATCTTTAACATCGTACCAATGCATTAAACTTCCTACACCTTGAACGCACCAGTTCATGCAAGCCCTGTCTATTAGTTCTCCAGGTCCGTCTATATGAATCCCGATTTGATGTTTGACTGGCGTGTAAAATATTAAAGGAGGATATGTCATTACTAATCCCTGCTCGTCAATCCAATTAAGGTATTCTTCGCTTACATCTTTATGATCAATAAAAAATATATCAGGCTCGGAACCGTCTCTATGTATAACCGACATATCAGTTAACGGAGATTTAAACGGCAGTTGTAGATCAAATGCATAATCAGAATTCATTTTTTCCATCCAAAAAAGTTAAACATGTACTTAGTGTGTAGTCCCATATTAAGTCCGCCGTGCCAGTCTTGCCAATCGTCCCATTCGTATACATCTCCTTGAGATGCATTGTATATTGCATGACCGTCTATAATTGATACTTGTCCAAAGGACGGCTCGCAAATATAACATGTGTAATGATACAGATATCCTTTTGACAGCCATTCTCTTTCTTGGTCTGGATCTTTATAGTCAGGGTGCCACGGGACCATATAACCCGGAGGTACTGCGCTTACCCAAGCTCCTGCAGGTTCAACACCTAGCCAATTTGCAAACTTTTCTACCCATTCGATATCAAAATGCTCTCCGGGTAAGAAATCGATCCAGTGTATATCAGGACTATCTTTAATTCCTTTATGTTCCCATAACTTCATTAAGTTTTGTACTTTTTCATTATCTATATGGATATCGTCGCTCTGCTCTGATCCCCTTTCACGAGGAGCTACGTTTTTTAAAACAGACATTAACTCATTCCATTTCATAAAGTCATTTGAATTGCCGATAAATTGTGCCATTATTGTATTCCTAAAAAATGAAACATATACTTGTCATGTAATCCGCAGTTTCCGCCAGCATGCCAATTTAAATAGTGATCCCATTTGTATGTATTTCCAGATGTTTCGCAGTGAAAGCATTGGTCTTCAAGCAAAAACACACCTCCAGGATGAGGCTGACTTATAAACGTACTAAACCTTACTACTTCTCCCTGTGCTAAGTAATCTTCAATATTATCATCAATATCTTGATGTATAGGGGCATACTTGCCTGGTCGAATTTTGCTTATCCACGCCCTTGCACATTTCATTCCTACATAATCTTCAAATTTTCTAACAGGTAAGATATCAAAGTGTTTTTCAGGATAGAAATTAATCCACTCAACAGTGCTTACTTTATCGTAACCAGCACCTTTGAGCATTTTAATATTTTTATCAAATCTTCCGTCAGCATTTTTGTAAAAGCTCTCGTTAAAAGTACGGAGTTCACCCTGCTGAGTTTCAAGAAGATCTATGATGCTATCCCATTTTCCTGCAAAGAAATTTCCTATAAATTCTGCTGCCATTACTTTTCCTAAAATTTTATAACATAATTTTTATATTTTTCAGAACTTCTTCTTATTAATTCTTTATGCCTTTCATCGTCTAGTATTCCAGAACATACTAAAATAACCCTATTGTCTAACACAGGGTCAGCTCCGTGATAAAAATTTCTATTATCAAAAGAGTAGACAGGCGCTTCTTTTAAAATAGTAGGATAAACCTTTTCCGAAGTGCGTGTTTTGGCTACAAAAAATGAATCTTGACCAAAATGCTCTGTCAATAAAACATTGTATCTTTCTGGAGTCTGAGGCATATTTGTATCGTTTTCGTCTTGATGTGGATACAATGGGTTTTGATGTAAATTGAAACAAGCTCCAATTAGCTGTTTATACGGTAACTGGTCTAGTAATTTAACAATAGTAGGAAATGTTTCTTCTATTCCAGGAGCATAATATAATTTATAATTGTCAGACAATTTGTATCCAACGTCTTTTCCAAAAATATCAGCTTTTGATCTCCAGTCATTAACTTTATGTCTAACAACTATAGGAGCTAACTTAGAAGTATATTCTAAATCTTTAACATAATTGTTTTTAATAAAACTTAATAACTGTACTTTATCAACTGTACTACTATCAAATTCTATGTCTATCGGCGTATAAGCTACTTTCATAAGTACTCTACCCCGAAACAAGACGGTAACTTTTTAATTAATTCGTCAACCTTTGTTTCTTCAACGTCAAATTGTACAAAATCATCATGCTTTACAAAGTTTGTAATAATTGATGCTTTATTTGCAAAATTAAGCCAAGTACTGATATGGTTATCAAACTTATACCTATAATCATAAACTAATTCTGTAATTGCTAACTTAACTGTTACAGGCGATATTAACTTATTTTTAGCTAGTAACTTTCTTACAACTAACTGGAACCTATCGTACGAACCGTAATTAGAAGCAGTATGTATCCTTCCGGCATCCATTTCGTACCAGTAACCGTCTGTTTTTAATAAGTGCATTGTTTGGGAGTCTAAATCTATTAAATATGACTGCTCGCATTGTAAAGTTAGATGCCATCTATCGTCTATATCTGCATGTGCCATATACGATTCTCCTGGCTTGAGCTTAATAACTCTAGCTTCTCCTTTATCATATGGCAAAGACTCTAGTATGCTTTCCCATACAGTACCTTTTAAATCAGTGTTTATGACCCAAGGATCGTAAAAAAAGTTACCTGTAGGACAATTTAACACAGTTTTTGGTTTAGTAAAATCTAATAATGGAGATACTTTATTAAAGTCAACGGAGTGTTCAGTTCTTTGTAGCATAAAGATATTTAGTGAATAAGTATTTACATGAATTTATATCTGAAGCGTGAATGGGAACGTATTGGAGTAAGCCTAAGCGGCGGTGCTGATAGCGCTCTGTTAGCGTATCTAATTTGTATCGAATCTAATGCCGATATACACTTTACTACCCAAATAAGATTGTGGAAAACAAGGCCATGGGCTGAGCACATTGCTGAAAATGTTGTTGGCTGGTTTCGAGATAGATTTAATAATAAATTTTATCATCACAAAAACTTAGTACCGCCTGAGTTAGAAGAACCTACTGAATACTTAATTAAAGACGAATACGGTAAAATGAAGCCTGGAAATAGAATTATCTTAAGGTCTCATAATGAATATATTGCCCATAAATTTAAATTGAATGCACTGTACGGTGGAGTAAACTTAAACCCGGACATAGAGTTCGAAGGCAGAGTTAAAGAAAGAGATACTGGGCACATACTTCCACATTTCATCCATGACGGGGTTGACATTTGTCATCCGTTCGTGTATACTCGTAAAGATTGGATTATCGAACAATATTACAAACACAACATTCTTGACCTTTTAAATATTACTCGTAGTTGCGAAGGCGAGTTTGAAGATATAACTTATAAGACATATACACCAGGACAATATGTTCCTACATGCGGCAAATGTTTTTGGTGCAAAGAACGAGGATGGGCTATTGAAAAAGCAATCAAATAGTTGTACATTTTGTATGCACCCTTTTACAGGACTTGCTACACGCGAAGACGGTGCTATTAAAATTTGCTGCCGTAGTCAACCTATTGGATGGATACAAAAAGAATCAATCGAAGAGGCATGGAACGGTGATGCTATACGTGAAGTACGTAGACAAGTACTAAACAACGAGCGTCCAGACGTGTGTAAGCCGTGCTTTGACCTTGAAGATCAGGGTGTACAGAGCTTACGACAGCGCCATACAGCAGGTGTTATACCCGAAGCTAGAATCAACTTATACCCTAACGCACTAGACGCTTTAAACGACGATTTTACAATGCCTTTTGAAATTCCTACAATGGAAATCAAGATTAATAACTTATGTAATTTAAAATGTCGTATGTGCAATCCGCTTGATAGCACTAGCTGGAAAGATTGGGATCAAGTTACTGAATTTTATAAAAAAGAAAACAACTATCTTATTCCTACGGTGGACGCTCTAGTAGACAAGCCAGGACAATACATCGGACCATTTGACAATTCGGACAATTGGTGGAGTAGTTTCGAAAAATTGTTACCGTATTTTAGACGGGTAGAGTTTGCAGGCGGCGAGCCGCTAATGGATCCATACCACTACAAAATATTAGACAAGCTTGCAGAGTACGGTCATCAGATAGAACTAAAGTACGCTACAAACGGCACTACGCTAGGTATAAAAGGCGGACGTACAATATACGACTATTGGCCTAAGTTTAAATCAATCGCTGTAAACGTGAGCATAGACGGCTTACACGATGTCTATGAATACATTAGAGGAAATGGTAAATTCAGCGAGATAGAAGAAAACGTTGAAGTGTTTAAAAGTTTTCCTAATGTAAGTCGTGTAGTAGGTGCGTTTACAGTACAAGCAAATAACATTATGCAAATAGACCAAGTGATAGACTACTTTATTAATAAAATGGGCATTGTGTTTTACTCGCATAGAGTAAATTATCCTATGTCACTTTCTGCGCAAGTACTTCCGCCCAAGTTAAAGGAAAAGGTAGTAAGAAGACTTGAAGACATGAAGACTAAAGTTTTAGACTATCCTATGGTGCAAGCAAATGACCTTTTAAAGAAAGTTACGTTACAACAAATACAAGACAACATTAACTTTTTGCAGGCGAAATGTATGTATGATACACACTGGAAAGATTGTGTAGAATTTAATAAAAGATTAGACAATACCCGAGGACAAGATTTCCTTGCAACCAATCCTGAGTTTGCACTATATGTATAAAGTAGAAAGTCGCTGGCAGCATCAAGATTCAATTAAAGTAGAATGGAATATCGGTAAGCGATGTAATTTAGACTGCACGTACTGTCCTGCAGAAATACACGATAACTTTAGTCCGCATACAAACATAAAAGTAATGCTAGACACAATAGATGCACTAGCTGAACTAGACAAGCCAGTACGACTTAGTTTTACGGGCGGCGAACCTTGTGTGCATCCGGATATTGCAGATATAGTAGATCATGCTGCACAAAGATTAGACTGGATTAACATAACAACCAACGGCACACTTCCGCCTAAATTTTATGATAAGCTTCCAGTAAATCATTATGTTTTTAGCCTACATGTTGAAGAGGACGATAACTGGCAGAGATGTGCCAATAATGTGTTGTTTTGGTCGCAGCTAAACGAGACAGGAAGGAAAATTCCTTTTCAAGTTAATCTAATGGCGCATCACGATCATATAGACAGAGTAAAAGCCTGTGCAACTATGTTCGACGGACACGGTATTCCGTATGTTGTAAGACGCATACGTTGGACAGAAAAGCACGACTGGTTTGATGATCTAAAATATAAACCAGAAGACTTACAATGGCTATTGGCTCAGAAGTCGACAGCTAAACCAAACTGCGTTATTGACGACAAAGAACTAGCACACGCCAACGACATTATTAAAGAACATCGTAACCAGTTCGAAGGGTGGACTTGTGCAGCTGGTATTCAAAGCCTAATGATAAATTGGGACGGTGAAGTTCATCGTGCTACTTGCAGGGTAGGCGGAAGTTTAGGTAACATCTATAATGGAAATTTTGAAGCGCCTGAAGATTGGATAACCTGCACACGTAAATGGTGTACGTGTGCAGCAGACATACCCCTTACTAAGATTGCCACTTTGTAATATGCGTATCGCTTTGACAGGCACAACAATTTCTATCGCAAATAATATAAGGCTTATCTATATTTTTTAAATCATTAGATAAATCTTTTGAATATAAATTTAAATCTGCATTAAACTTAACATTACACGAGCCTGTGATTTTTCCTGACGGAAATATTGTAATTTTTTCCGATACAACGTTGCACTTCCAGCCTGTAAAATAATTTAATTTATTTACAAGATAATAATTTGAATTTGCAGGAACTATTTTATCGTTTGGATATATTGCTATACTTTCAACCATCTTGAAATCGTCAAGATTCTTTAAAATATAATCAGATTCGGGCAATCGCTTTACTGGTTGGCTTAAAAACTTTAGTTGCTCTTCTGTGCATGATTCAATGTCGTGTCCAGGAGCAGTAACTACTTCTTTTGCAATTATGAACCAATTATACTTACTTTGTTTCATAATTTCTATATCAGATAAACATTTCTCCCAGTTAAGCGCATCCATTAATACCATAGCATTAATTTTCTTACCATTTTCCCAAATAAGATCTGCAACTTCTATGTAATGATTTATATCTGTATATTCGTTATGATAACTTAATAAGACTTCGTCGATATAAGGAATTATAGTTTTCCACCATCGGATTGTACGAGAACCGTTACATGTTAATTGTATGTAAACATCGTGTTCTTTTTTTATTTCAGTACAAAATTTTACTAAATGCGGCCAAAGTGTTGGTTCTCCGCCGCCGGCTATTTCTAAATGAATTTTTGTTTTGTTAAATTTGTCTTTATAAAACTTAAATAACTTTCGAAAATTATCTATTACAAAATCAATATCATCTCGGTATCTAAACTTTGCAGGATGACTTCCTGGAAAACAATAAGAACAATCGAAGTTGCATATATCAGTTGGAAAATATGTTATTACAATATATTCTTGCTCTCGTGTGTTGACAATTTTTAAAAGATCTGTCATAATAAATGTCCTAATTCTGGGAAAATTTTTGCTGCACTTAACCCTCTAATATTATCAAGTTTGTTTGTGTACTCTTTAAATCCTGGAAGTAAGTGGCTGTTGTCTTGTGCGTTCATATGGTTAAGGACAGCTTCCCATCGTTTCCACCCGTACGGATTATGCTTCCAGAAGTCGTCGTCTTGTCTATAGTTATGCCACAGCCAGTCTTTAAACTCCATAAAGCGTTCTTCAACTTCTTGCTTATCTTCTTTAGGAAGTATTTGTATACTTAAAAATGTTGGTATGTATAATAAGTGCATGTTAACTAAGCCACCGCCCATTTGCACTCCGCCAGGAACTGTTCCGCTATTTAATTTTTTAAATCCTGCTCCTAACTTCCATTTCATAAAATCAGGCAAATGCTTGACGTTAAAAATTTGTATTGCTGTTGCTAGACTTGTTTGAATGTTATCCGGTGTGTTATCAAGCATATGAAGTGTACGTTCTACTGTATCCCAATCAGTAGGGTAGCGAATATACTCATCGCGTTCGTGCGATGCGTCCATACTTACTGCAAACTTAACTTTTTTAAACTTACTCCATAGCTCAATTAAATCTTCGTCTACTAACAAACCGTTTGAGTTATAACGAAGTAGTATTTTATCTTGATACCCTTGCCGAACAATTTCTTCAATAAACATTTTGTGCTCTTTAATCATTAAGGGCTCTCCGCCAGCAAAGTATACTTGACGTAGATTAGGAATTTGCTTATACATTTCTTCCCAAAATGTATCTTTTTCGTGCCAAAAGTTATTAAACTCTTTACGATCCCACTGCATTTGTCGTTTAACTTCTGGATCTTGTAGGACTGGGATTAAGTTTTTATGATCTGCTACCCATTTACTACTATCGTGCGGACTACACATTACACATTTAATATTACAAGTATGTCCTAACCGTAAGTCTAAGTATTTTAAGTTTTCAGGAATAGTTCCGTCTTCTTTAGTTTGGCGAATAAGTTCAGGAATGTCAACACCTGCATCTTTGTCTTGGTACCACGTTCCTGTTTCCCAAATACGTTTACTTACTACTCCTAGTTTTTCTTCTTCAAAACATTTAACACAGCTAGTAGGTATTTTACCATTGAGCATAGTTTTACGAACACTTTTCATATAATCGTTATTCCATGCTTCCATAGGCGTATGTTTTCCGAAATTTGCAGGACGGCCATCTTCCATTTTAACTAACCCTACTTCGTGATCTTTACCTGCGCCACTTGCATTTGCAGAGCAACATAGACGCATGTCTCCATTAGGGCGTGTTGCGAAATGTATCCAAGGAAGTACACAAAAGGTAGGTGTCCCAGATACTTTTTCTATTTCTTGTTGGTACTTTTTTAAGTCAGACACTATTGTTTTCTTCCTATAATCATAAAACGAGTGTATTTTGGAGTGTCAAAATTACCTCGCCATAGTGGTTTAATTTTGCTCATACTTGTAAATTCGTCTAAATTTGAAGAGCACCTTATATGTTCGTCTATGTCAAAGTAATTATTGCTTTGTAATACAATTAGTGACGTATCTGGTACATTACTCAACCATTGCTCGTATTGTTCTTGTGTAATGTGTTCGCAACTTGTATTAATTACAACGTCAGCAGGTTCGTTGTAATTACACATGTCTGCTGTTACTGCACAAAACATTCCATTCATTTCGTACGGCTTGTTTATTGTAGTTGCAATTTCTTCGCAAGTAGGATCTATATCAACACTTGTTATATGTCTTGTCTTTAGCTCGCTGTTAAAAATAAGACTAGCAAGTACACCATTCCATCCACCATAAATAACAATGCTGTGCGGATGTCTAACAAATTTTTCTAGAGTTTCGATCAACCATTGTTTGCTGTGTACTTGACCTTTCCAAAAACTTTCTAACGTACGATATCGATCTTCGCTGTTTCGAATTGCATCCATCCAAAAAAGTACATCTTCTAATTCAACTTTCATTCTTAACCTTTGGTAATTTACTGTCTGCACTACTTACACACGACGGAGTAATACACTTAGACGGTGTCTTAAACAGCTTAAAACCGCCCTGTAGCGTGCCTAACGGCTCATCATGGCAACTATAGCTTCGTTTAACTTCATGTTCACGTATAACGCATCCTTGATAGCCTGCATTGCAGGTCCAATCCTTAAACTTATTAAACCCGAACGCATTTAATCGTTCTGCTTGATCTAAGTTATACTTTTTGCCATTTTTGTCTTCTAGCTCAACTTGGTATAGAGGTATTAATGCTTTGTAATTGTCTGGGATTCTTTGAGGGAATCCTTGCTGCATTATTTGCATTTGTTCTTCAGTGTAACCTGTAACAACAAAAGAAGCAGTTGGGTCAGACTGTGGTTTTAGAGTAACATTAATTCCTCTATCAGCAAACCTTTTAAGTCGAGCGTAAAGGTCGTCGAACATTTCAGGAACCATAACTTGGTTGATAGTAACGAATACACCGTTATTCATTAGTTGAAGACACTTGTCTCCGAACTCTTGTTCATTAGCAAACTCTGCATGAAAGCTAGCAGTGATGCTTCTACGCTGTAATTTGCTGGTTGCGTCTAACCATCTGTTCCACCACTTGCTACCTGGACTTAGATTTGTGGTCATGTGTATGCTTTGGTATTCGGGCGCTGTATCACTACAGTAATGCTCTATAAGCTCCCCAAAATACTTATACGCAGTAGGCTCTCCTCCGCTAAAACTGAAATGAAAGTTCTTAAATCCGTTTTCGCGAGCTTGCCTTTTTATTTCATCTAGTGTATTTTTATATGTTTCAAGTGTTTGATGATCAGGAGTACTACTGCGAGCATACGGCCAACAGTACGAACAATTGTAATTACAGAATCGTGCAAGTATCCATGACACTGTAAATAAATCAGTACCTAGCAGGGTTTTTTGACCCAACTTTGTTATATCATTCCACGGTATATTTGTTGTTGTCATCGTAAACTGCTTTGCTACACTGTCTTGTACAAGTTAAACATTTGTTTTTTCCTTGCCAAAATTCCGGCAATCTTTCAAATAAATTTTTATTGCTATCTAAAATATTTTCACTACAATTAGGAACACCGATTTCTTCGAGTATGCTTTTTGTATTTTCTACACTGAGATTTCTAAGATAATGTATAGGCAATTTTTCTTCGATAGGATGCTCTACGTAGTCCCCTCCAAGCCAACAACAAGGAAATATATTACCGTAAGGATCTACATAGATACCTTGTTCGCTTATACATTTAGGATCTATTGTTGCTGCTTCGATTGCAGCATTGCGTATTTTAACATCAACTAGTGCATTTAAGCTCTTATTAGGAGTGCGTTTAAATCGATCGGTCTGGGCAGGTTTTATAGTATACTCTATATTGTTACTATTATCGTATACATTGTATCCTGACATGCCATAGAATCGTACAGTGCTTACAAAATTAACACTACGCACACCTAAATTTAATAGGTAATCTTCGAGCATGTCTGCTTCTAGTTCGTTGTGCTGAAACACTAGGCTATCGACTCTTGCATTGCCACCTGCATCAATAAATGCTTTTAGATTTTCTATTACTTTATCAAACTTAGTGTTTTTACGATATAGTTCATGCTTTCCTTTAAACCCGTCAACAGCAAAAACTACTTCAATATTGTACTGTGCTAATTTAGCCCACCACTCTGGGTTCCGCATACCTCCATTTGTATGGATAGCCAATCTAACTGTAGGATTGCATTCGCGCACATATGCATATATCTGCAAACAGTCTTTTGCAAATGCAGGATCGCCGTAATTGCCACAACTATAAAAGTTATTTAATTGAGCTAGAAAATCTTTCGGAAACCATTCTTTAAATTGTTCGAAACTCATGTCACCATTTCTTATAAACGGACGAGTTTTCCCTCCGTTATAATTTCTAGCACACATAGGACATTGTGCTTGGCACTTGTCAGTAAGTTCGATATGAACCGTCTTTATATCAGATACTAACTGCATTAAACTGTTCCTGCAACCAATCAAAGTTGTTTATGAGTTTTAAGTTTTCCGGATTATCGATATTAGCATATCCAAAATCTCTACCAGCAATTGCTCCGGCTATTGCATAATTTCCTAACGGAGAATTGCTACCTTCAGTACACCATACCTTTAGTCGTTCTTCTGTTTCGTCATCTACTTGGCCCTGAATTGTCCTACTTGCTAATTTAACACATTCACGGAACGCACTTTTCCAAGTATTAAACGGATCTGTATTAAATGCTGTAATGTTAGATACTTGTTGCATTGCTTTAAATGACGGGCTAATGCTAGTTGTCATATCTGCACTATTTACGTCAACTTTAAGAGTTAAACTCTTAGGTAGTAATTTTACGCCGCCATAACCGTATTCTAAGTCATTTATAGGATTTCGACTACGCCAAACGTGTACCATTGATTTTGTGTATGTGTCGTGATTTGGTATCTGTTCAAAATCAAAGTAGAAGTCTTTGGTTATTTTTGCATCGCCGTCTACTACCCAAAACATGTCAGTAACTGAAAGTTTTGCAGCTTCAATATGTGCTTGATGAATACCTTTAACACCGTGTACACGTTTTGCTCTTGGGAATCGTTTTAGTAACTCTTGGTAGTTTTCTTCTGCGTTTGGCTCTTGGTAAGATATAAACACAATATCAAACGGTTTAGGAGTAGACGCAGTAATATCCCATACCTTTTTGTTTGTAAGGAAGCTATAAGAAAATTCTTTTTCAGTAATGACACTGTGCTTGCTGCATAAAAATACACCATCGTAAAAGTCGCCGTTCTTAAATACGTGATTCTGTGTTCTGTCAAATTTGTTGTCGTGTGTAAAATACGTATCAAACTTAAAGTCATTACAAACATCAACTCTGTTTGTCGGTACTGACCAAAACATTTCTGTCTTAGAGTTGTCTAATGCTTTTAGATATTCCTCATAGGAGTTTACGTCAAAAACATCGTACTTCACAGGACCGCTTGCAACAACGTTCCATTCTTTTCTATCAACAGGATGTCTATGTTCGACTTCTCGTTTAGTCAACAGATTATGTTTACTACACAGTATTGCACCATTATACAAATCTTTGTCATCTACTTGATGTATAAATGCATGATTTTGTTTTCTATCGTATTCGTTATCAAATGTAAAGTATATTTCTGGATCAGTAAAAGAAATATTTCTACTTGACATCCAGAACATTTCTGTTTTACTTGTTTCAACCGCAAGCTCGTACTCGTCATACGAATCAATTTCAAACACATCGTACTTCACAGGACCACTTGCTACAACTTCGTGCTCAATTCTACTAACTGGAAATCTATGTTCTACTTCTCTCTTACTTAGAGGAGCGTTTTTGCTACATAGAAAAACACCATTGTATAACTGCTTGTCTTCTACTTGATGAATAAATGCGTGATTCTGGTCTCGTTCTACTATATCAAAATGCGAGTGTGCAGGTATATGGTATAAGTAATAGTCATCGACAATGCTATCATTAAATAGAACATTTCTACTCGACATCCAGAACATTTCTGTTTTACTTGTTTCAAGGGCTTCTAAGTACTCGTTGTATGAATCGATTTCAAACACTTCAAATGTCTGTACAGTACTTGCTAAGATATCCCATTCTTTCCTATTAACAGGGAATCGGTGCTCAACTTCTCGTTTGCTTAGTGGAGTACGTTTACTTAACAGCATCAGACCGTTGTTAAGTACTTCTTTGCCAAACTTATGATTAAACACGTGATTTTGTTGACGGTCATAAGAATTATGATGACTAAAGTACATGTTTAAATCAAATGTATCAAGAACCTTAATATTTCTTGACGAAGCCCAGAACATTTCTGTAGAACTATTTTCTAAAGCGTACTTGTATTCTTCATAAGAGTCGATATTGTAAAAATCGTACTGCTTTGGAGTACTTGCAAGAATATCCCATTCTTTCTTATTAGTAAGAAATCTGTATCCGAATTCTTTTTTAGAAATTTTAGAATAAGTTGACGCAAGTATTATGCCGTCGTAAAAGTCGCCATTCTTGAATACATGATTTATTGTTCTATCAAATTTATTATCGTGCGTAAAGTACGTATCAAATTTAAAATTATCGTCGGCATCGACGTCACTTGGTACGACCCAAAACATTTCTGTGTTAGTTGTTTCGAAGGCTTCGAGATAATCTTCATATGTGTTTACATTAAATACATCATATTTCACAGGTCCACTTGCTACGATATCGTGTTCTTTTCTGTTGACAGGGAATCTGTGCTCAACTTCTCGCTTGCTTAGTGGAGCATGTTTGCTACATAGAAAAACACCATTGTATAAATCAATATCTCCTACTCGATGTATAAATGCATGATTTTGTTTTCTGTCGTATGTATTGTGTAGAGAAAAGTAAATAGCAGGAAGATCAGCAGTTAAATTTCTACTACTCATCCAAAACAAATCATTTGTGCTGTTTTCAAGTGCTTCTAAATATTCCTCGTAAGAATCGATTTCAAATACTTCGTAAGGTTTAGGAGTACTTGCGTTAATATCAATTTCTTTTTTGTTAGAAAAGAATCTATGTTCAAACTCTCGCTTTGCAATCTCAGTATCTTTGTGCACTAAAAATAAGCCATCAAAGAACTCACCGTTCTTAAAAATATGTACAGTGTCTTTTTCCCAGTAAGGTATTTGATAGTCGAAATCAAAAGCAACATCTACGTCACTAGGAATAACCCAAACAAACTCAGTTGTTGCAGATTGTCTCAAATCATTAAATTCTTGGTATGTGCTTGGATTGATTACTGCATATTCAGCAGGTGTCGAAGCAAGTACATCAACTTCTTTTTTGTTAGTAAAGAAACGATATTTTATTTCTCTTGCTGACGGAGACGATGCTTTAGGTACTAAACAAATGCCATCGTAATACTCGTTGTTTTTAAAAACGTGTATGTATTCTTGGCTCCATTCGTCTGGTACATAACTAAAATCAAAATCGTCAGCTACACTGACATTATCCCACACTATCCAGAAAAACTTTGTAAAGGATACCTTTTTAGCGTGGGCAAAATCTTTAGCATACTTAGCGGCAGGAAAGCGCTCTTTAAGAGCACTCCACTGTTCATTTTTTTGTCCTAAAAATATTATATCATACATAGCAGTATTATAGCACTACTTTATCAGTATGTCAACGTTTTACATTGATTATAAAAATCTTTTAATTCTGGAAAAGTTTTTTCAAAGTCTGTGTTTCGTCTTGCATCGTGTTGATCAATATAGTTAGCAAAATTAATACGATTAATTTTTTGGTCTTCAGGACTTTCTATAAACATTTTTAAGTTGCGTTCTGCTTTTGCTATTTCAAAATCATAGAACCCTGCAAAGTCGTCAACGTTTGCATTTTCCTTCATAAAGTTAATACCTTCTTGTATGTACGTTGCAAACTCGATAGGTAGTATGTGCATTGCATGCCACGCAGGATTTCTCAGCAACGGAATATCAAACCATATGCGCTGGCGAGGATGTATTTCATAATCAGGATGCTTAGTGTAAGGATCGTGTATAGGAATATACTTAATACCTTGATTAGTTCTACTGTATTGCTTGCGCAGTTCTAGTATGTACTGCAAGAAGTCTTTAAACTTAGGCAAGCTAAGTGCGTTAAATGTATTAATAAATGTAAGAGTTGTATTATGTGTTTCAGATAAGAAACGTTCTACATTTTCTTGCATGTATGCATAATTTAAATTAGAACGAATATACTCTGCTTGTTCACCTACACTATCTACACTAACAAATACTGCAAAGTTTTTAAGTGCAGGATTTACATACCAATGATTACCTGATCCGGGATTAAAACGTTCTTTATCTTCCCAAATTTGTATCTCTTCTAACTTTTTAGTTTTTTCAATAAACTTGTCCATTAGCTCTTGTTTAGGAGGACTCATGTTACTTGTAATACTAAGCTCTAGCCATGTGTTAGGATGCTCGTATATGTAATCTAGTACTTTAAACATATTAGCGTCCATTAGTGGCTCACCGCCAGTAATACGAAATACTTCCAGCTTTTTATAAAGTTCTGGCCACCAACGCCAAAAAGCTTCTACATAAATGTTATCTGCTTGTTTCACTTTAGCAGGCATAAAGCCTTGTTCTTTTAGTGCATTAACATCGTTGTGCTTTTGTTCGTTTCCGCTTGCATCAATGATTTTTAACGGTCCGTGCTCGTTTACTTCTTTTTCCCACTCTGTTGACAGGTGCGGGCTACAGTACATGCACTTTAGATTACATGCTTGATTAAAATTAACTTCGACATAGCGAGGTGTTACATCACCAGTATCTAATGAATCAAAGATATCGCTTCTTGCATTTTGTGCCCAGTATTCTCCTGAGCGATATATCCGGTCGCTTCTGCCGCCAGCGTCTTCTATTTTCCAGCAGTATGAACAACCGTTTGGACGTTCACCTTTGAGCATTAACGATCTTTCTTGTTTCTTTTGTTTTGTGTTATGCAATGCACTTGGCTTTCGCATTACTGCATCTGGATCCATTTTATGCAAAGGAGGATGGTAGCAACTGTGAGTCATACCATTAGTTAGATGCATACTAACTTGTGCCCACTTTGCATAACACATTGTATTGCTTATTTTATTAAGTTGTTTTTCTGCTGTATCAGCTGCTTTATCGTAATCGCTCATTTATGCCCCTTGCTTTAATCTACTATATATGTATCGAGCTACAGTTTTAGAGTTCTCACTTCCTGGATGTATTAAGTCTCTTGCACCGTTATCTATTTTAAAGAATTTTTCAGAACGTGTTATATGTGCACTTGTATCAAAATATGAAATTTTAATATACCGTGTATTACCTTCAAAAATTGCATCTGCTGCTAATGCATTATAATAAAGCTGCATACTTTCGTTAAAAGGATTGAGATACATCATTGTATAATAATCCTGAATCCTTACAGGTTGTTCTTTTTTTTCATGGGGATCTGGAACAAAACCTTTATGGTTCATATCCCAAGGTCCTACATCGTGGAAACCTCTTTTATGAAAATAACGAGTTCTGTCAGCAGTTGTCCAATTCATAACTACTCCATACGGCATCCCGAAACGTTTTACCATAGTTGATGCATTTTGTAGCATGAGAGAATTAGACCCTCCTGGAACTCCTAAGTTTATTACTTGTCTTTTAGTTAGTCTTTCAAGATAGTAATCTATTGTTTCGTCTTGAGCTTGTCCTACACCGTAGGTGCAACTACAACCGAATATTACAATAGCTTCTTTCCAGTCTATGTCGTTCCATTCGTATGTTCTATACCCGCTAGAATTACTTCTATAATATACTTCTTTAGTTGCATATTTCCAGTCTTTGGGCTGTTTTTTAATATTATCTGCAAGCTTACAAGGACTGTCTCCTGCGCAATATCTATTATCCACTTCGTGATTATCATCTAAAATAGACAAGGCATAACAATAAGTAAAAGGATGATCATCGTTTAGAACATATCCCGGGAATAACCTATCATACTGATATTTTTTTGACGTTTCTGCGTTAAACTTTGTATCGTCAATTTTATATCTTTCGTTTTCTTTCCAGTCAGGTAGGTTTTTTTTCATGATAGATTTTTAGTTATATGTTCATGTAAAAGTTTTGCAAACAGATCATGAGCTTTTTGTCCAGGATGCGCACACGGTGTCATCCAGCCGTTTTCACTTCGTTTTCCTAAAAACTGAAAATAGTAGTCTCTATCATTCGTTAGTTCTTCTTTAGACATAGCTAACTCTACAAATGTCGAATGTCCTTCCGGACGGAACATTAAATCCCATGGCCACTCGTCTACTAAATTAATGTCTCTATGCACTGGCATAAACAGTGGCTTTCTTAACTTGTGTGTTGTGCTATCTAATTTTCGTTCTACTTCTTGACCAAGAATATGTTCAAAATATTCTCGATTATATTTTCTGTCAAATCCTGGAGTAATGACCATTTTAGCATTTTTAGATTTAGCCCATAACATTAATTCTTTAACATGCCCAATCTGCTCTAATAACTCAAATTTCTCACTCCACAAGGCCTTTGCATAACCTTCCCAAAGAATACGTCTACCCGATCCTTCTTCCATACCTTTATAATGAGGCCACATACATACCCATCTAAAATGATCAGAAAAAGAATCATTTATAAAGTCGAATCTTTCTACACCACTTGGCGTATACAAGACAATAACTTCTTTTGCTAAATCCCAATTAATTCCGTTGTTAAAATAAATTTCTTTAATGCTTCCTCTGTTGCCGCAACCCCTTATTCCAAAGTTAATCGGCGTGTACTCTCCATTAAAATACTTTTTACTTAAAACACTTACAAATGCATTTTCGTACTCCATAAATGTAAACTCTAGTTTACCTTCTCGATTTCTAAATATAGTATCTTTGTACTTTTTTAGGAGTGCCTTTTCTTCCGATCGAGTAAATTTAGGTTCTAAAACATGTCCTTCACCTACATACTCCCATGTGTAATCTTCGTACAACTCATCGTCTATTGCACCTTGTCCTTGTACAAACGAACAACCAAACGCTACAATTGCCTTGCCAGTTCGTTCTAAATCTTTATTAATTTGTTCTACTTGTTGTATGTACATTTTTTATCCTTCGATATAATTAAATAATTCTTGAATGTTTTTCGGCACTGTTAAACTTCTCCTTCCGAGAACGTTTTTATTATGTGCTAGTACAGGCGTTAGTGCTTTAAGCATTTTCATTTTTTCTTTATCGGACATCTTGTTTATTCTATCTATTTCATCAACAATAGCATCGAGACGCTCCCATGTAGGTAGACTGTCGTAATCTTCGTTAATATACGGAGCAAAAGTTTTATAACCTAACGAATGTAAATACTTTAAAGAATGCCTGTTTCCAAAAATAATAAACGGGTGTTGTGCTGCAATAGGCTTAAATGTCTTTTCACTTAAAAAGCACGTATTTAAACTGTCGCTAAATGATGCTTCGCTGATTACAGATATCCACGAATCGAGCATTATATCTGAATTTATTTTCATTAAATATTCTCCGCAATCGTGAGAAGCAAATGCATCTATTTTATCGCTCGAATCTGTAGGCGGTAGCATTGGTAAAAATTTTTCCATTTCATCGAAAACTTCTTTGTCTACAGTTTTGCCATCCATATATGTATAATTGTACTCAACTTCGTTCATCGAGTTAATTCCGCTATCTAATAGATCAGCAGCATATAATTTAGAAAACAACCAAGCTCTATGATTTCGCGGACGTTTTTGCAAACAATTATATGTTTTAATTTTAGACTTATTTTCTTTCTTATATGTAAAGTGATCTCTTCCAGTCGGAAGAATATTCATACCAATAGTCCCTGATAATGAATATTCAAAATGAGGATATGGAATTGGTTTAATATATTCTGTTATATTATTTTTTGCAGCCCATTGTTTATATTGATCTGCACACGACATATCTCCTGTTATATAAATTACTTGTGTAGGCGATACATCAAACCGTTCGCACTCTGAATGAAACCATTCCCAAAGCCATTCTTCGTGGTACCCTTCGTGAGACTGGTCAAGCAACAAAAAAGCTCTTCCGCTTTGCAAATCTCTGAGGTATTCTGGCTTTATTAATTCGAATACAGTTTTTTGACTTACTACTTTTTTTGGAAATTTTCCTGTCCAGACATCTGGACTGTGTGCTACTCCGCTAGCAATTATGTATTTTCCATTTTTAGGTATTTTAGTAATAAACCTTATTTTAGGAATTTTAATTTTACGACCGCCCAATTTACTTACCGTATGAAGATATAACTCAGATACTACAGGACTAGGTGTAAATCGAGGAATGCCCGAGGCGTTTAAGTCTTTACAATCAGTAAAGTTGAAAAATGTAGCACGGTCTTCTTTCTCAAATACAAATCTAATCACATTAATCGATCCTTCCAAGTTCTAGGTGTCTTATCGTTAACAATTTCTAACGGAAACGTGTAATCGAAATGCTTTACACCTCTGTTCTTGATATATTTAACAGTTTCTTTAATTGCAGTTGTTAGATCTGTTTTTGTTTCGTAATCAAGCAGTCGGCGGGCTTTATCAGCACTACACATTGCATGTTTTACTTCTCTAGGACGATCTTCCATATGTATAGGAGTTAAATTGCAGCCAGTTTCTTTTGCTACAAGAGCAGACATATCCTTAACAGTAATAGTACCTTCGTCTGGTCCGATATTAATAATCTCGCCTACAATAGCAGGATCTAACGCAATGCGTTCTAAACAACTTACACAATCGTCAATGTAGCTAAAACAACGTGTTTGCAATCCATCGCCATATATGATTGCCGGTTTGTCTTGTAAGTTTCTGTTTATCATAATACTCATAACATTACGAAACGGATCGTCGTATCGTTGTCTAGGACCTACAATGTTATGCGGAACAGCAATATTCCATTCCATCCCGTGTGTCTCCGCTAGAGCTTGTAAAACTTGCTCTCCTGCTACTTTAGCAATGCCGTACGGGTCTACAGGTGCAGGAGTCATATCTTCTGTAAACGGTGGTGTTTGAGCACCGTAACGGGCCATACTAGTACAGTACACAAATCGTTTAACTTTGTTTTCAAGAGCAGCACTAATAGTACTAACACTTGCTTGAAAAATATTTTTAGTAATAAAATCTGGGCTAACAACACTTAATCCTTCGTGTGCAGTAGCAGCAGTGTGAATCACTATATCTGCTCCTTGCATTATTTCTACCATTCTAGAACGATCGCAACAATCAACTTTATACAGAGTAGCGTTAGGATTTACATTATCCTCGTATCCTCCGATTAATGTATCATTGCCAAAAACTTCGTGGCCAAGTTCTATCATTCTGTCGGCTAAATGACTTCCAAGAAAGCCGGCAATTCCTGTAATAAAAATTTTCATTTTGTTAACCTTTTGGCTGTGCTCTTAACACATCACTATACTTTTTATTGATTAAAGGTTCTAACCATTTAAATTTATCAGATAGCTTAATCATGCTTTTTTCTTTAATTAAAACCTCTTTATTATGTTTTGCTATCTTTTCACATTCTGCAATTACTATATTATACTCTTCTTCTGGTAAATTTGTCAACCTTTCAATTTCGCTAACTATTGCTTTTAAACGAGCACTGTTATCTTCAATTGTATCGTATGTTTCGTCAATATAAGGATGGAATGTTTTATAACCTAATTGCCTAAATTCTTTTAGAAACTCTGGTGTAGAAAAGATTATAAACGGTCTATCACAAGCAATCGGTTTATATGTTTTTTCTGTAGGGAACGCAGGACTAAAATCTCGAAAATCTACAAGATCTCGATCATTTCCAAAATTCCAAAATGGATCAAAATGAGACTCTATTACAACATTTATTCCAGATGAAGCAATTTTCTCGTATATGTCCGGCGACAGTTTGCCACGCACGTTATTACCAGGGAGTGTGTATGGAACGCCTTTAATCCATCGTTTTAAACTTTTACCAACGTATCCTTTATCATGTGCATCTTTGTATAGTGTTGTTAAAGGGATTTGTTTAGCCGGATGCCCATAAGGATGTATATTGTGAAATGTATAAACAAAATCAGTTAATAAATTTTTGTCTTCCAGATTTATAAAAAATTCTAATCTGTCTTTATTGTAATTTCTGCTAAATGCACTAAACTTAGATTCTAATGGCAACGATTTATGAACATCAACACAATTTAATAACAAATTAAAAGACTGGATATTTACACCGCAAAAATCTAAGTTAGCCAAATGTTTCTCTGTCCATTTTTTCCAATTTTCGTCTAAACAAAAAATGTATAATTGTTCGGGAAGAATATTTTCTTCCCTAAGGTGATTTGCCCATCGTGTTAGATCATTTAAGTTATAATATTCGTCACCGTAAAACAATAAAATCTTAGAAGTTCGATCATTCCTTAAATGCTCTAGTGCTCCTTTAGGGAACGCTTCGTCAAATGGTACGTTTTGTATTACATGGTCATGCTGATCATGCCAAAAAATTGATGATATTTCATATTTTGTTTGTTTGTCCATAACGTGGTATGCACTATCTTTAAAGACATAATGCTTTTTACCCGTTTTAGTGTAAATTTTCATTTCAACTCTCTCTTGTCGTATGGCAACTTTGTTATTTCGTCTACCCAGTACAAACTTCTATGCGGCGGATCTTCGAGCAAGTGTGTGCTGTTACTAGTGTAGTAAAATAACCTAAATGTCGATCTATGTTTATTCTCAGGACACTGAACAGGATTAGTGTATCCGTGATATCCGAATCTATCATACTTCCAGATAAGACATCTATTGAATAAAGTATCTACTGTTGTTACTATGTTTTCTTTTTTAGAATCATAGAAATCTAAAGAACCGCCCCATTCTGTTTTCCAACCTGGAGTTAAATAGATAATAAGCGACAGTGCTCTATGTAATTTTAATTCTTCGTTCCAATTAAAATCAGTATGTATGTTTAGTATGTCACCGTTATAGCTCTTTGAATACCCTGCGCCCACTAGATGAGGATCAGGAATCAATCCTTCTATACCTGTGTAATTAGATAAAGACTTTAAAAATTCTGAACTATGAAGATAATTAAGCGTATTAAATGCAACTGGTGCTAGTTCCATTTTGTTTAATTCCTTCATGTGACTTCCGTTCCGAGTGAACGTTTTCCAGACACTATTGTCTATAGAGCAACTTTCTTTATACATTGCTAAAGCAACATCTTCTGGTAAGAAATTATCTATAATTCCCATTGGTACTGGTTTGGCTGATGCAAAATCGGTACTTCCTTTAAAGATATTTTTACTAAACACATCAGCCAAATGTTCCAATGATAATTCCTTTCTTTGATTACGATAACAAAATATTTACCGAACAAGTAGTGTCAAAGTTAATCGTTTGGCACTACTAACTGTTTGCATCTGTTAAAGAAGTCTTCCATCTCCGGGAAAGTTTCTAGGAAGTTAACATTACGTCTACGATCGTATTCTGTGAACCAATTATAAAAGTCTTTGCGACCTTCAATCACTCGCTCTTCATCGTACTGTTTAGTAGCAAAGTAATTACGAACTCTACGGAATCTTTCGTATTCCAACTCGCTAAACTTAGTAGTATCCTTTTCGTCAGTGTTATCTTTAATAAAGTTTAATATTTTATCAAAGTAAGGCAAGAATTCTTCTTTAGGAAGAATATGCATATCGTACTGTAACGGCTCTTTAAGATACGGTGTATCGAAACGGATACGTCTACGTCTAGGATCGTGATATAGTTTTCTCCACTCTAAAACTTTCTCTAAGAACAAATTAAAGCTAGTTACGCTTAAAATATTAAATGTACACATGATTGTTAGATCAGCACCAGTAGTGTCTAAGTAACGTTTCATGTTTTCTTCCCACAACTTAACATCAAGTCCTGTACGTAAATATTCAGCACGTTCGTCAAACGTATCCATACTAGAATACATTTTAAATTTCTTAATCTTTTTAGTTTCTAGTAGTTCTTTTACGTTTTCTCCTAGTTTAGTAACTAGTCTTGGACTAATACCTAAGTTACTGTTTAGATTAAGTTCTATATTAGGACGAGGATTTTCCTTTAACTCGTCAAATATTCTCCAAGTACTTTTGTGCATAAGAGGCTCGCCTCCTGTGATACGCAGAATATTAAGAGTTTTACTTAATTCAGGCCACCACTTCCACCATGCTTGCACATAAGGATTTTCGTCCTCTGCCATTGGCTTAAACCAATCAATATCTAATGCATGGTTGTTAACACCTTCAACTTTACCAAACTTTTTAATTTCTGCATGATATGCACTACTTGCCATAGGATGGCAATAACCGCACTTAAAGTTACACTCGTTACTAAATGCAACTTCTACATATTCCGGATTTACGTTAAAGTCCCAAGGGTTAGATAATATTTCTTCTACACGTTCGGGCTTATAGATAGAAGCGTTTCGAATGTGTCTATCTGATATATGGTCGTCACCTAATGATTCAACATTCCAACAGTACTGACAGCCTTCACACTTTACGCCTGTGAGCATCTTTGCTCGTTCTTTCTTTTTGTGAAGTGTATTATGCAATGCACTAGGATTCACTTGAATCTCTTCAAGAGGAATACGATGCGGTGCAGGATGATAACAACTATGTGTGTCACCCGTATGCAAATAAATTGTGGTGTGATGCCATTTTGCTAAACAAAAGGTAGGACTTATTTCGTTAATAATAGGTTGATTTTCTCGTATGCGATCTGTTTCTGACATTATTCGATAAACTTCTTAGTTGTTCGGCTAGGATTTTTATAAACTGACTTAAAGAACCTACTTTGTTCAGCATCTAACGGATTTTCTGCAATAGGAATATCAAGTTCAGTTCCTAATGTTAGACCTAATCCTTTAATTTCGTTAATTAACTTATCTTCTGGAATTTTACTGTATTCTTCATTCCAAATTTGATTTAGGTATTCGAAGTCTCGAACTTGAACATAATCCCAATCAGTTAGCATTGTTTTATACAGTCCTTCGCGAGCACCATAAATTGCCCACATGCCGTTTTCTACATCTGCTCCTACCATAGACCAAATGTACAGCCAGTGCAAGCATCTCCAGTGCAAGTTTTTAAATTCTTCTGGACTAACTTTAACACCTCTATCAAGTGCAAGTTTAACGCCTTCACGGAATCCTGCTCTCCACGCTTGCTGAGGAGTAGCATTATTAACAATGTCGCTGTAACAACTATTCATCTGAATATATTGCAAATCCCAGCAAAAGTCTACTTGTGCATGAGCATTATCTGGATCGGCGTTTTCATGCGTTTTCATGTTAAGTACGTATTCTTTGGGCCAACACTTTAATCCGCCGTTGCCGTACATTAAGCCGTTGATTGTATTTCGAGCCGACCAACTAACAACACACTTGTCAAAGTCAACAGAATTATTCCAGTGGAAATCTTCGTGGGAAGTTAAGTCGTATTCTTTGTTAAGGAAAGCAGGATTAATAACATTATCGCCATCAACTGTAATGAAGCGATCAGTTTCACTTAGTTCTGCACATGCTTTGTGTGCTGCATCGCTTCCTTTAACTCCGTGCACACGTTTAGCCCAGGGAATTTTACTACACAAATCTGCATAGTTTTTTTCTGCATTAGGTTCGTCATACGACAAATATATAATGTCGTAATCCAAAATCTTAAACTTTTCAATCATTTAATGACCTCATATGAATATGTATCAAACTTGTGTATTGTATACACACTAACAGGTTCTCCGCTAAATTCACGCTCTTGCTTAAAATCAAGCACTACATAAAAATTTTGCAGTAAGTCCTTTAACGAAAAAGACAGCGTTCTATACAATACATTTGGATTATTCTCTTCTGTAATACTAAAACTAACTTCTATATTAGCATTGATACGATTATTTGTCAACTTAGTTCTTAACGCATCGCCCATTAAAAACTTCCAGCATGTATTTTTAACATCTTGAACTACTTGTATATCAGCAGGCTCTTCTGTAGACTCGGGCACTTGATAAATTAGTTCTGTAACATTATATATCGGATTATCTAATGTGTTCCTACTAAGCTGGTACTGCTTAGACTTCATATCATATATAACGTTACACTGGTTTAAATTTTCTTTTCCAGATAGTATAGGCTCTACGTCTTCGTATGTTGTTTCTAACCAAGTGTCGTGTTCAGTTACTGAATGCTTGCGTGTTATCGAATGTATAGCTAACGTGTCAGGGTCGAACACTACTGCATATGAATTATCTACTTTTACTTCCGGTAATATTATTCTCATGTTACAGTCCTAAATGTTTCTTATATATATTCATTATTTTATCAGTAACAAAATCTTTTTCAGTATAATGGAATATTCCTTGCTGAGTGTGATTACCGATTGTTAGCTTCAAATTACTTGTCAAGTACGTTCCTACTCTACCTTGCCATGTTTCGGTGTTATGTGTCCAACCTTGTATTAAAGGCTTCATGTGAGTAAAGCTCGGATACTTAACTTTACTGTTTGTTATTTCTGTGTCGCAGTCTAATATTTTAGCAACGATAGCAGCACTAACATCAATGCTCGGACGTTTAGGATAATGCTCTTTTACATACTGTCCGTAAAATAATTCCCAGTTATTCATCACTAGTTCTAGCCAACGATAAAACTCGTGTGCCGTTTCGCCTTTCTTAAAGTAATGAAATCCTGAATACAGATTAGGTAAATTATTAGCAATAAACGCTTTTCGATATACAGTATCATGTACTTCTTCGTCACGGTATGTGAATACTTTACTAGTGAAGTATAAATCATAGTTACTTAAAAAGTTCCACCAGCTACTAATATCTTGTAGTACTAGCATGTCTGTATCAAGTACAATTGTTTCTTCGTAAGGACTAGCGTGATAAATCTTCCATCTGTTTTCAACCTTCCAGTCAGATTTTGCTGCTTGATCATTCCAAGGTATCTCAACAATACTATCAAACAAAGACACGTATTCTTCTGGTACTACATCATTTGTTATCAGCGTAATTTTAGGATCGCTGTTAGTTGCATGTAGACTCATTGCGCACAAACATGCTTGTTTTACGTAGTCGTGTTCTGAGTTTTGAGCTAGCATTACATATCCTTTAGTCATTTGCTAACTCCTTATCTATAATTCTATTCAAACTAAATTTATTCATTACATGGACAGTATTTTGTTTAAATCGTATAACATTGTACTCTCCTGCATGATGTTCTTTTTCAATTAAAAACATAAAGCTGTTATCAGTTAATTCTACTAACTCGTCTTTGTCAGTTGTATAAAACAGTTTGCCCGGCATCTTGCCTGCAAAGTCACCTTTCTGATATCCGTTCATAATGTGTATTGCTATGCTAAATGCATGATCGTTTCTATAAACACTAGAATTAATCTGGAAAATACTGTTGTAGTGTTGCCAGTTTTCTTGTATGTGTTGCAGTAAGTCAAAGAATATTTTGTTTTCAGATGTTTTTCTAAAGAAAACACAAGTTGCCCAGTAAAAGTCTACACTTGTATCTGATATGTAATCAAACTCAGTATAATCTCTGAACTGCGCCAAATCATAAGCACGTTTGTAAATTAAAAAATCATTAGACTGGGAGAAACACTCATTAAAAATACTATCTGCTATTACTACATCAGTATCTAAAAGTAACGTTTCGTCATACGGTGTTAAATCGTATGCTAGGGGACGAGTATCGTTTTTAAATTCTAGTCGTTTTTGTGTTAATGCGCCGTCATAGTATCGTTTTAATGTAAAGCCATTAGTGTACTCAGTAACTATTACATTATCAAAAACAGATTCATAGTCTGGAAAGTTATCTTTTAAATAATCTTCATTATCAGTAATAACAGACGTAGGTAATCCTAAATACTGGTCAACACGTTTAGCAAGCCAATACGCTTGCTTTAAATAATCTACTTGGCTGTTATTACGTGCAAATAACAGTACTCCTTTACTCATCGCCAACTAACCCTTGTACACTTCTATTTTTTCGAATTTTTTCATATTCAGTAAGATATGTGTTCGATGCCGTTGCATACACGTTAAGAATGTCGCTTGTAAATGTGCTAAGATCAGGAACAAAGATTGGCTGATTATTATCATCTACTAATACAGTATCTTCTTGTTCTAAAGAAAGCAAGCTTTGACAAAAGCTTATAAGTTGCTGTGTTACACTAAATTGGCCGCCTCCAAAGTAATGCACTAAGTTTTGTTGAAATTGTTCGTGAATTAGTCTCTTCTGATTGTTCAGAGTGACCATGTAATTTGAAAAGTCTAATGCTTTTTCTAGTTTAACATCCATAAAAATACTCCTATAACTATACTAATTATACAGTCATAGGAGTATGTTGTCAACTTATAGATTTGAATTATTTACTGCCGATGGTGCAGGAATTACAACACCGTCATAATCAGTACCGGCTAAATTTAATGTTGCGCCGTCTGCTCTGTATGCTTGAACTGTGCTTGATGTAGTACCGGTAATCTCAGTTACGTCTTCATCGACGCCGCCATCAATAGCGCCAGGCGGTAATGGTAAAATTGGCGGATCACCTGAGTCGTCGTCATTGAACGATATTTCAAATTGTATACTATTAGTTGTAGTAGATCTTGCTCTAATAGTATAATCGTTCTCTGCATATACACCGCTACCAGTCTTAGTAAAAATTGTAGTGTAAGTACTGGTTAGATCTTCGTTTCCTATTGCGCTACCTGTGCCTGTGCCTGTAGCTTGAGTATTTGTTCCAGTAAACTCTATAACACCCATATTAGATAATAAGGTAGACCAGTTATAGTCTTTAGAACCTACTGTAGCACTTGTGCCGCCAGTTAAGCTAGCAGAAAGTAAAATTTTTCCGCCAGTATTGAAGAAATAACGTCTGTGATCAGTTCCGCTAATTATTTCTGTAGTATTATCTGGGTATGTTAGTGTGTACCCGTCAAACGTAACTGTAACAACATGTGTTATCGAACCGTTCCACGAATTTTCTCTAGCACTAGAAGTTAAGCTGCTCGTTGACATTTGCGAACTATTAGCAGTTGACTGAGCAGCAGCAATATCTACGACTGCACCTTCAAAATCTATGTAACCTTTGTTTGTTTTAGTTTCTGCGTCAAAGCTACTTGTTTCTCCAACTGCTGATGCAAATTCGCCAATAATGTCACCTGTTTGGGGATAGCTTAACCCGTCTGTGTCAGTCCATGTAGGCGGATTGCCTGTCTGATGCACTCGTGCACGAACAAGATCGACATATAAGTCGATCATATCTTGTTCGCTAACAATGTCAGTATCTGCCTTTGCTGAACTAATTACAACTTGACCGTATCCGTCCGTTCCGCTGTTGTTTGTTCCTAATACAGTTCGCACGGTATTTCTCATCGAGTTATACCTTGCCGCTGTAACTATATCACCAATTGCCATTCTTTAATCCTGATTCTTTTTTAATATACGCAGTTATTTATACTTTTAAAACACACTCGACTAATTTTTCTTCTTCCGAATCATTAGATTCTAGTGCTATTCCAACTAATCCATTTGACGCAATAGTTGTACATACACCGTCTTTCCATGCATATACTGCCATACCTTTTGATACTGGACCTTTAACACGTACTGGAACACGACCTTTAAGACCAATGTACTGTCCTTCTGCTTCACTATTCATCATGTATGCAGGCTCTGCCGAAACAACACCTATACAGAATTGACTTACGTCAGCTGGTTCAACCTCGTGATCAGGATGACCGCATACTGCTACTGCTGTTCCTACTGGTAGCTCTTCAGCAGTTGAGTACTTTTCTGCTAAGTCAGCATATTGCGCTTGGGTTGCAGTACCTTTGAAGAAACGTGCTGTTATATCACCATTAGCATCTCTAACAGCAATAGTGTTTACTATAGCACTTGCACTTGCATTTCTATAATCTGATCCTACTTTTAAACTATCTGCTTTAGCTGAAGATCCTGCAAAGGTATTAGCGTAAATAGTATCCCACTTAAACGAAGTACTACCTAAATCATAAAGATTATCGGCTCCTGGAATAATTCCTTGGTAACTTACTTTAGCAGCTTGTACATTGTCGCCTACTTCGTTATTTACTCTAAAAATAATTTCGTTCGATGTGCCTGTCTGGTGGTCAAGGACTACATTATTGTTGCTGTCTATGTAGATTTTAAAATCTTTATCTGCACCTACGCTAAACCCTGCATCAGAAAAAGCAATGTCAGCATCCGAATTACTAAAATCTAAATCGCTTGCTGTTAAAAAATCATTACCTGTTAAAATACTTCCGTCTACAACTAGTCCGTTAGCTGTTTCTGCGGTCCCCCAGAATCTGTGGTTAGTAGTTGTAATACCTAGTGTACTAGTATTTTTTAATGTAATACCTTGTCTAACATACGAAAATCCATCAATTGCGTTGTCAGGGTCAGTTGAGTCTATTGTAAATGTTACAGGGGAAATAATTGCTACAACTTCTTCATCTACAATAGCAAGAATAACTGACTTAGCTTGCTGATTGTTATCAACTATCTGACGACTTTGCATTTGTGTTAGTCCGGAACCGGCACTTTGTGGCCCTACAAGAATAAATTCTGTTCCGTTCCATGCTTTAAGCTGCTCATTTGCACTGTCCCACCAAAAATCACCTTCTGTTAAACCACTTGGACTAGTACCTGCTACTGCTGCGCCGCCAGTGTTACGCCAGTTAGAACCGTCCCAGAATTTTAGTTTTCTGTTAGCAGTGTCAAACCATATTTGGCCTGTTATCTTTTT